ACTTGACTATTGGTGGTAGCACTATTGACGCATCTTCTCAATTAGAAGTTAGAAGTGTAACAAAAGGCTTTCTTCCTCCTCGCATGACTACAACGCAAAAGAACGCTATTGCTTCACCAGCAGCAGGGTTGGTAGTTTACGATACTACTTTGGGTAAGTTATGCGTAAGAGGAGCAGCAGCATGGGAAACAATTACATCAATTTAATATTTATACAATGGCTAAAATACAACCCGTTATCTTTCCTTTGAACGCAGGAACAGCAACAGAGATGAGTGTTCTCATTCTCAACTTTGAAACAAACGCAACAACTTGCACTACCTATTACGAATTGAAAACAGAAGAAGGCAAAGTACTAAGCAATGGTAACTACACTTTGACTACGGCTGAGTTTGAAGCGTGGGGTGAGGACAACGCGTGGGTGGAAACTTGCGTAGCTAACGCAATAGGTGTAACAATTATAACTTTCTAAGATGAACTTAACCGAAGAACACTTAAAGCAGTTAGACGCTTTCATTCAGGAGATGCCTGTTAAATTTGGCTTACCACTAATCCAATTCTTCAACAAGATAAAAGAAGAAAGCGAAGTAACAAATGGCTAACGAACAGAGCGCACCCAACTTCTTCGCTGTCGTTAACGACATGGCTAAACGCTTTGTCGAATTAATGCAGTCCGACTATCGCATGAAGCGAAAGGTAGGGCGCAACTACACGAACGCGATAGCAAGTGGTACGCTCGAAAAGTCACTCGCTTATCGACTGAAGATAAAGGGAAAAGAAATTGACATTTCGGTCTATGCAAAGGGCAAGGCAGGGCAATACTTTTTGTTTCGTGAAAAGGGTGTCAATGGAACGCAGAGGTCACAAGGCGCACCATACTCATTCAAACGAGGAAGCGGAAGCAAACCTGCAAAAGGTCAAATGTCGCCAATGCAACAAGCCATTTACGACTGGATGTCGATAAAAGGAATACGACTACGCGACAAGTCAAGTGGAAAGTTTAAGAAGTCAAGCGAAGAATTAAAACAGACAGTTGCAAAACTGATAATGTTCAAAGTTAGAAGGGACGGAATCAAAGGGTGGAACGCATTTGAATATGCCTTCGATAACATTTGGGACGAATACGAATCAAAGATAGTTGAAGCATACGGCAAAGACTTCAGCGCAACGTTAGAAAACGAACTAAAAGATATTTAAAAATATGGCAATTACAATAGACGACCAACCATACGAATACACCCCTATCGGACAACGATTGATGCTTGTTGCATCTTCGACCAACGTGGCGAACGCAGGCTTCCGTTTTGTGTTCGACTTTGGTTCTTTCCAAGTCAACGTGCAACCAAACGCAAGCGACAGAGGAATACTTGACCTTGCTCCGATATTTAGAGAGCAATTGCAACACGATGCAAGCGCAGCAGACGCATCAATGAATGAAGAATACACAAGTGTTGCGTTTATTTCCTGCACGATAAAAGAAGGGTGGCTCGTTGACGGAGTGTTCACAGTAAGCGGTAGCGGAATGGCTGACATTGACGACGTGTACGCGTTCCTTGCCGAATATCAAGTAAGCAACGGCTACAAGCCAGATCCGAATACTCGTTATGCTTTGAACGGTATCACGAAATACTTATTAAGCGAACGCACAACGGACACGCACAAATGGAGTGAAGCGGCAGCGCGTGGATTGTCAAGTAATTGGGTTTACATACCAACGCGATTAGCTGACTTCGGACAGTTGTATTCTATTTCAAATAACGGATTGTTAGGCGACAACATAGCGACTGACTTATTTGTGTCAACTTACGACAACACAAACACGTTAATTGAAGCAGTCAATTACGGACTTTCTGCAGACTTAGGGACTATTTCTCGTTTGGGTGCTTATCCACAAAACTTAATCGGTGGCGGTTTAGATTTTACCAATGTCAAATACTACACAATACAAGCAGGCGAATCTATTTTGCCACCTATCTACACAGCTGCTTCACGCGTCTATTGTTTCTACATTGTTTCTGACGATTGTCGCTTTGACAATGTTCGCTTGGGTTGGACGAATACTTGCGGTGGGGTTGATTACTTCAACTTCACGAAGAAGTCGGAGCTGTCGTACAACTACGATCGTAAGCAATACCAAAAAGTAATCGGTGCTTATAGCGACGACACATTCTCATTCAACACATACGACAGAGGCGCAACCGACCGGTACGTCACAACAACCAAAGGACTACAAATAAATAGCGACTGGGTATCTGTTGGTGAGTTCAACCTACTTCAAACCCTTTGTCGTTCAAATGATGTGTACATAATCAACGACGACGGCACAATGACACCTGTTCTTGTCGACACACAGAACTTTGTTATCAAGGACGAAAGATATTCAAAACTTTACAATGTTACTTTGAATCTTAAATACTCTCAACCCGTTGGCTTATGATGAACGAAGTAATACTAACGCTTACTGATAACGACGGTAACGCAGCAACTATTGACCTATACGAAAACGAAAAGGTTCACCTTAATTACAAGTTTACCGACCTTACCGACTTCAGCGCGGTAGGTAACTATTCGCAGGAGTTTAGAATACCAGCAAGTACAACAAATGTAGCTTTTTTCGGTGCTATCTTTAATGTGAATTTCAACGGTTGGTTTGACTTTCGCAAGAAGGTTGAAGCGTCGCTTACGGTTAACACAATACCAATTGCAACGGGACACATTCAGGTCAAGAAGTTGTATTGGCAGAGCGGTAAGTTGTTCGAATTTGAAGTTGTATTCTTTGGTGAAGTACCTAATCTTGCTCGTCTATTAAACGAAAAGAAACTACGCGACATTGAATCGATTGTTGCAGGTGATTTGGACTACGACTTGCTTCATGCTAACGTAGAAACACCACCTAACGACAACACGATTTTAACGCTTTGTGACAAATGGAATCTAACGGCAAGTAATCCAGAAGGACAACCGATTTATTCAACCGTTCTTGCAGGACAACCGACGTACAAACCGCTTTATGTGGGACACTTAACACCTTCTGTGAAGGCTTACTATTTGTTCGACCAAATAATGAAGGACGCAGGGGTACAATGGACGAGTGATAACTTAAGCGGTTGTCTTGAAAATGTCTACGTTCCATTTGTCAACGGGCAGTATTTGAATGCGACACTTGGATTAAACGACAACGCTGCAAATCTTGCTCTTGCTTCCGATGTTAACGGATTAACATTTGCAGCTTCAAACAACATTTATAATTTATATAGCGCATTAACGGAATACGAAGATGCAGGTGCAAATTGGAGCGGTGGTGTTTTTACCGTTCCTTACACGGCGCAATACTCTTTTCGCATTACTGCTCACGGAGTAGTAAATACTTTAAATGGTGAAGATTTTGGTCTTTATCCTTTGCGTGTTTTGGTTTATGTTGACGATGTTTATACATACGACTACGAATTATTTCAAACAAGTTATTTATTTTATTTAGATACGACACAAACATTTTCTTTCAATACAGGACAAGAAATAAAATTCAAATTACAAATACTTCCACAAGATTCAACAGCAGGAACATTCACTTGGGATGTTGATTTATACGGAAATGCAGGAGTAAATTCTTTTGGTACAGGTTTAGAAATTGTTAGTATTGGAACATCATTGACAGGCGATACTTGTTTAATGGAGTTTAACGCTCCCGACATGAAGCAAATTGATTTCATCACATCGATTCAAAAGATGTTTAACCTTGCCTTCGTTCCAGACAGGACACTACCGAACACGCTCCGCATTGAACCACTTGTTGAATATATTGGAAGCGGAAACACTCTTGATTGGACGCAGAAACTCGACCTATCAAAAGACATTACATACTATCCAACGACAGACCTTCAAAAGTCGAAGTTCACATTTACATACACCGAAGATTCAGACTACTACAACAATGTCTACAAAGACAACGGACACATTTACGGAAGCTACGAAGTAACGGAGAACGACTTCGAAGTAATCAACGAGTTCGCAACTGGCGAAGAAAAGGTTCAGTTAGCTTTTGCTCCAACACCTTCAAAGAATGTTGAGAACACCGATGTCGTTGTTCCTCGTTTTATCAATGGAGAAGGACAATTCGTGCAGCCAAAGCCACGCATACTTTACTACTTCGCTGACTTCTTTGTGAATATGTTTGATGAAGTAAGTGGTGATGTAATTCAAACGGCAGTCAAGTGTTTGAACAACTATTCAACGATGAACGCAAGCGTCGGAGATAGCGACTTAAACTTCGCTCCCGAAGTACCGCTTCACACGATTATAGCACCGCCATACGACAACCTTTACAACCGTTGGTGGCGCAACTACTACCGAGAACTTTACGACGGACAAGCACGCATCTTAGAGGGAATGTTCGCACTTACTTTAAACGACATTTTTACTTTTCAATGGAGCGACAAGATATGGATTGTCGATTCTTGGTGGAGAGTGTTAGACATTGAAGGTTATGTGGTAGGTAATCAAGACATGACGAAGGTCAAGTTAATTCGTTTACTCGACATAGACAACGACTGCGACATTGTACCTGTAACCGCCAACCTTGACCAGACAATAAATTGGGAAACACCGAATGGAGATCCTGCAACGGTGACTGAAGATTGTTGTCGTCGCTTTGGTTACTATTGGAACTCTGCAAAGAACAATTGTTTCTCTGTTCCAAACATAGGCACGCGTTCATTCATAACGCAAGAAGCACCAACTTTAGCACCGACGCGATTTGGCGCACCGGTCAACTTCAGCGCATCAATTACACAACCAGTTAAGACGATAACAACGGACTATGTCATAACGAATTTTGACCGTGTGTTATTTGCCGACACAACAAGTAATAACATCACAATTTATTTGCCTTCAGCAACAACAACAGCAGGTCGTGAATTTGTAATACAAAGAGTTGTCGCACCGAATGTTTTAACGGTGCAGGCATACACAGGTGAAACGATTGATAATAGCGGAAGCGTAACAATAAGCGGAGCAGGAAGCACAATAACAATTATAAGTAATGGAAGCAACTTCAAAGGAACATCTTCAAAATAAAGCAAACGCAATAATCCCTTGTTTAGAGTTCATTAAGTTGAACATAAAAAGCAATAGCAAGGAAGGACGCATTGCAAACGGCAAACGCAAGCTAAAAATGTGGAAGCATTACGCGTGGAAAACAACTTACATTTCCGCAAACGTAGCTATTTGGATATTTATTTTATATAAACTACTCTCATAATGGCGAATACAATAGATTTTAACGTAAGCACAAACGCGGTAACTGTTCTCAATCAAACGGGAGCAGCAGCGGAAAATACAGCCAAAGGATTTAAGAGTGCAAAAGCGGAACTTCGCGCACTCCAGAATCAGTTGCTCGAAATGGATCAAACGAGCGAGGAGTTCAAGAAAGCATCTAAACGAGCTGCCGAATTAAAGGACACTATTTCCGACTTATCAGCAGAGATTAACGCTAACGCAGGTAACGCATTTGAAGGTCTTTCGAATAACATCGGATTGTTTGGTTCACGTTTGATGTCGCTTGACTTAAAAGGAGCAGGGCAAGCATTGAAAGGAATGGGTACGGCAGTTAGCAAAATTGATTTTAAAACCGTTAAAGAAGAAGTAGGTGGTTTGATTCAAGGCTTTGCAGACCTTGCTAAGTCTATTTTAGCCAATCCGATTTTGTTGCTTGCTGGTGTTATTGCGTTAGTAGTGATGAATATGGATAAGTTGCGAAAGATGATGCCTGGACTCGACGCTGCAATGGGTGGGTTGACGGAGCAAATGAAGGCAGCTGCAAAGGCAAACGAAGCGTCGTTAAAGTCAAGACAGTTAGAATACGACCTTGTTATGGCTTCTTCCGCTTTGATGAAAGAGCAGGGAATGACAGACAAAGAAATACTACTTGCTCAAAAAGAAAAGGCAAAAGTATTATTGGAGCAAAAGAAAATTACTGACGCTCAAAACATTGCCAACGCAAAAGCAGATTTACAACGCAACGAGAATCTTAAAATGGTTCTTAAAGGTATTCAAGAGGTTGGACTTGCTGTTCCTAAATTGATGTCGTTTGTTTTCGATGCTGTATTTGCTAAAGCAAAAGATTTGTTAAGTTATGTTGGTATTACAATAGACACTTCGTTTAGCGCATACGACACAATAGCAGGAGCGCAAATGGTTGTACTCGATGCAATCTTTGGAAACACGCAAGAGCAGTTAATGGCTATTACGGAAATGGAACAACAAGCTGAGCTTTCTCAAAGACAACTTGCAAATACAATAGCTCAAACAGGTTTAGATGTTAAAAAAATAGAAGAAGACAATGCAGTAAGAGCACAAACAACATTTGACAAAATAGAGTCTTTAGGTCTTAAAAAAATTGCAACTAATGAAGTTGTGGTAAATAAAATAATTTCACAAGAAGAAAAACTTTCAAAGGCAATAATTGACTCGCAAAATAAAGTTGATAAACACCAACGTGAATTATCAGCAAAGCGTCTTAAAATGGCTTCCGATGCGTTTGGAGCGTTAGGAGCGTTAACAATGGCTTTTGATGCAAAGAGTGAAGCAGCTGCAAAAAATCAATTTAGAATAAATAAAGCGTTCTCATTATCACAAGCAATTATAAACACATATCAAGCGGTAAACGCAGCATTGACGGCAGGTGGTAATCCTGCAAAACTTGCAACGGGAGCGCAATTTGTTGAAGCTGGTATTGCATTAACGGCAGGTCTTGCAAGTGTTGTTAAAATTCAACAAACAAAATTTGGTGGTGCAGGTGGTGCAGGTTCTTCAAACATTCCAAGTAGCAATGGTGGTGGTGGTGGAACAATGGCTCCTTCACCTGCTAACTACGACTTTATCAGTCAGCAACCCAACCAACAACCACCGCTTCAGGCATACATCGTAGGTAGTCAAGTGTCGAGCAACTTAGAAGCACAACAGTTAATTCAAAACCAATCTCGCTTAGGCGGTTAAAAAAAACAATATGAAAAAAATTAAAGTTATTGAATACGGAATAGACGACGCAGGACTACTCGGAGTGTTCGCAATTAGCGTTGTTGAACAACCTGCAATTGGTGTTGACTTCGTTGCACTATCAGAACAACACAGCGTGAAATTCAAAGAAGATTTCAGAGGGCTTCTTTACGGAGCGTTATTGATTCCAGACCAACTGATTTACAGACGCGACGACAAGACCGAAGAAGAATACTATGTGAAGTATTCAAAGGACACTATTCGCGCTATCGCTTACAACTACTTAAAGCAAAATATGACAAACAACGCAACAGTTGAACACGCGAAAGTTGTTGAAGGAGTTAGTCTTGTTGAAACATGGATCATCGAGGGCGAGAACGACAAGTCTAAGAACTTCGGCTTTGACCTTCCAGAGGGTACTTGGTTTGGTTGCATGAAAGTAGAAAACGAAGAAGTAAAACAACAGATTCAAAACAAAGAAGTGTTGGGTTTCTCAATCGAAGGAAACTTCCTTGCCGAGAAAGAAATGTATTTGAGCGAACAAATTCCTTCTTTACTTGAAGAATTAGAATTGATTCTAAAAGGTGAATAATGAATATCGAAGCAGGTGGCTTTTTAAAGTTGGAATTGTTCAACGACGACGCTACTCTGTTTTTGAACGCACTCACAAAGATTACCAACGACGGTGGTAAAATGGGATTCAAAAGTTACGGACTAACGGATGACGAAATAAAGACGCTAAACGCAATACTCGATTCTTTAGGATAAAAAAAACGGAGGGTAACTACTCCCTCCGTCAAACCTAAAATCAAAATGTAATCAATGAAAAGTTCAATTACGAAACAAATGTACACACTTTTCTATTTAGGAACTAAACATTTAATAAACACTTATATGAACTTAAGAGAAAAAGTAAACGCTCTTTTCGCTAAACACAATGTAAGCCTATCTGCTGAAGAAGTAGTTGAGGTGAAGCAAATGGTTGAAGCGATTCTTGCGGACGGAACGAGTATCTACTCGGACAGCGACACATGGGCGCCTGGTGTTCGTGTATTATCAAAAGACGCAGAAGGCAACGAGGTTGTTGTAGCGGACGGAGAGTACACAACAGCAGAAGGAGTTATTGTAGTTGTTGCTGACGGACTACTTGTTGAATTGAAGCCAATGGTTGAAGAACCAGAGGTTGAAGTTGAAGTAGAAGCTGAAAAGCAATCTACTGACGAATCACTAAGCAAAGAGGTTGAAGGACTTCTTTCGTTGGTTGCTAAGTTGGAAAGCGAACTTGCTGAGGTTAAAAAGACCAACGCTAATCTTTCAAGCGAAGTAACAAAATTAAGCGCACAGCCTGCCGCGACTTCTATCAAAGAAGTAAAGCAAGCAAAAGTAAACACACCTTCTAAGCCTTATCACAAAATGAGCGCAGAAGAACGTTTCTTATTCAATCTTAAAAAATAAAAAAACAAACAATAAAAAATGGCTACTACAACATCATTAACTACTACCTACGCAGGTAGAGAAGCAGCAGGATATATCCGCGCTGCGTTTTTAAGTAACGAGTCTTTGGCTGCGGTTACAATCAAAGAGAACATCGAATACAAGCAGGTTGTTCGTCGTTTAGTTGACGACGTAACTTTCGCAAATGCTACTTGCGACTTTACAGCAACAGGAACGGTAACACTTTCTGAGCGTATCTTAACACTTGAAAAATTCCAAGTTCACAGACAATTGTGCAAAAATACGTTTTTAATCGATTGGGAAAATCGCTCTGAGCAGAACAACGAACTTCACGCTTCTTTGAGTGATGCTTTAATTGCTAACGTAATGGCGGGGGTTGCAGCACGCAACGAGGTTTTAATTTGGCAGGGTGTTAACGCTAACGCTGGTGAGTACGCAGGTTTCGAGACATTGTTCTTGGCTGACGCTACGGTTCTTGACGTTGCTACTCCAGAAGCAATTACTTCTGCAAACGTAATCGAGGAAATGGGACGTTTAGTTCTTACACTTCCAACACGCGTTCGTCGTGCAACTGAGAAGCCTGTTATCGCAGTTTCTTCAAACGTTGCTGAGGCATACAGAAGCGCGATTCTTGGTCTTGGTGGTGGATACTACCTTTATCAAGGAGAATCAGTTGTAATGAACT